GCTTTCTCACCAACATTATATTCAAAACCTTTGAATTCATCGGCAAACAACTTTTTAGTATTATTTGTAAAACTTTCGTGACGCTGTTGAATCACCTTCTGTTCTTCGTTGTACCTATTGAAAAAGTCATTAGCTTTTTTTTGTTCTTGAGACACTGAAGGTTTCAACTTGATCTCTTCATAGTATTTCTCTTTAGAACTATTTAAAAAGCTTTTGGCTTTAGCAATTTCTTCTTTGTAAGCTAGTTTTTTCTTCTTAACTACTCTTTCATCTTCATCTTCATCCCAAGCAAAATTATCGTCCATTAAAAATTCTACTTCTTCCGTGTTTAGATGTGGTTTGCTTACACTATAATATTCTTTAAGTAATTGTTCTCCACCTAACTTAGAATAATCTTTATTAAGCTTAACATAGTCTTCAACAGATCCGCCAGTCTGCTTCATAAAGTCAACTAGTTTTTCTATGTTTTCTGGTAATTCTATTTGTGGATTTTCTTTTACTTCTTCTTTAATATCTTCTATAACCTGTTCAGTTTCTTGTTCTACGTTTTCTTCTTCTTTTTTAACTTTTATTTCTTCTATAATAGGAGCTTCTTCTTTTGTTTCTTCAACAGGTTGTTCAGTTTTAGTCTCTTTAACAGATGTTTCTGTTTTAGTTTCTTCAACTTTAGTTTCTTGTTTTGGTTGTTCTTTTGGTTCTTCTTTTTTACCTAAATCTACTTTAGCTATATCATCTTTTACAACTAATTTTTTAGGTTTCTTTTTTACTTTAAAATCACCTTGTGATAACTCACCACTGGCAGTTTCTTTTATTTCTTCTGACATAATATAATATAATAGTTAATATAAAATTATCTAGGTGAAAATTGTTCTAAACCAATACCACCTAAATTATCGTTACCCTTAGATTCAAAGTTTATAGGTAAACCATCTTCTTTTCTTTGGGTGATCATTTCACTCTGTTGAGTTCCTTGAATTTTAAGTCTTTTATCTTTACGATCTTCTATTTGTTTTTCTTTTTCAGATATAACTCTGGAGTTTTCTTTAGCTAACTGCATGTTATAGTTAAATTCTTGTTGCATCAAACCTCTTTTTATTTCAGCTTCAGTTTGCATTCTTTGTATTTCAAACTGCGATTTAGCTTGCTCTAATTGAACTTTACTGCTTGTCATAGCTTCTTGTTTTTGCAGTTCAGCTAACGCTGTTTTTTCTGCGGTTTCAGCTTGAGCTTGAGATTGAGCTTGTATTTGCTGCAATTTCATTTGTTGATCTTTAGCTTGCTTATCTTGTCTTCTCTTTTTAAGCAAAGTATTAGCTAATTTAAGATTATTAACATTTCTAATGTCTATAGCGTCTTCTAAATTTATAGACTGAGTAGATAAAGCTATTTGAATATTCTGCTCTAGTTTAGCTTTTTCTTCATCATCTGGCTCTAGTTCTATAAATATGCCAAAATCATGTACATTGACTTTCATCAATTCATCCAGCGTATTAGTGTTGAAATTAGATATACTATTAATTAAAGACATTCTAGTTAAAGGAAACATTAATGAATCATTTACTCTCAATGAAATATTTTCACAAGTCATTAAAGTTAAATATAAGCTTGCTTGTAATATATGTCTAGTAGCTGTATTAGAGTTAGCAGCCGCTAATTTTTGTAAACCTACTAATGAATTTTTATCAGGATTACTACCGTCTCTAGCTTCATTTAATCCAGTCACATCTCTTATCATTTGTAAATAATAATTGTATGTTTGAATTAGAGAACCTATCTTAGCTCCGCCAGAAGATGATTGAAGTTCTTGAACTGGGACTTTACCTCGGTTCATTTCACCGTCTTGTGTTAAGCTTCTACCAATTACACTACCAGTTTGAAAATACATATTCAATGCTTCAGCTGGATTATAGTTAGTACCATTTCCGAGATCAACCTCTGCTAATCCGTCCATGTCTAGATAAACACCATCAGGCACCATACGAGACATTACCTGCTGTAGTTTTAAGTGCGTTAACTGTATCATATCAGCAAACCCTGTAATTCTACTTACTAAACTTTCTATTCTACCTTGATACATACGCGGTGCAGTTATAGTGTAGCTAAGATTTACTTTGCTAGTGTCAGCATATGGTCTTGTCATGTTCTCTGCTAAACGCCAATCAAGCATTTCTTCCATGCCTAATATTTTAGCCCCACTATATAAAGTTTCAATTGATCTAGAAGCTTTCTTAAAGTTGTCTGTTTCTTTTACTTCTAAAAATGTATCTTCTTTTTCTATAGTTTTTTCTAATCCTGTAGTGGTAGTTTTTATTTTAAATACTTGATCTATGTAACTTTTCCACTCAAAATATAATACTTGAACAGTATTTTGATCATATCTACCATTAAAGTTAGGAGAGTAAGCTGTATTTCCTGTATAGTTTTGCAGTTTTTTAACTTGCTCTGGAGTTAAACTAGGAAATTGTTTTTTAAGTTCTACTATAGGAACATTTTTAACTTCACCTACATAATAAACATCTTCAAAGTTAGGATCATTAGTATAAGAATAAACTATATTAGCTGGATCTACATAATCAATAACAATACCTTCAGCTGGATTCCAAGATGTTTTTACACAAGATATACCTAACACACATAGATCATAATTTAATCTTTTTCTAATTAAGTGATATTTATTCTTATCTAATACTTGTTGTATAAGCTCTTCTTCTGCAACTTCTATAGATTGTTTATAATCCATTTGCATATGTGCAGGAAGATCATCTAAACTTTCTGGAGTATTTTTAGCTCTAGACTCACTCATATCAATACCAAATTCTTTCATTACGACGTCATTGAAAGCTTTGTTTTCAATATCCATTATTATACGCTGAGCATATTCAGTTCTTTTCTTTAATGAAGTTGGATCTTGAGCCATAGCTTTAACTTCATAAGATCTTTGAGACATCCCATTAACAACTATATCTACAAACTTAGGAATAATAGGTACTGGTTTCCAGTCTAAATTTAAATAGCTTAAGTCACCGTTTATAGCTAATTCATCTTTATATTTTTGCACTGGCTGTTCAGCTCTAGCATAAAGTCTTAAATTATGAAAATTATTATAGTTAGTCATGTATCTATAACCAACACCTTGTGAATTTCTAAACCATTCACCTTCAATAGCTCTCGCAACTTTCAACCCATACTCGTAAGTAGCTTTCTCTGCTGCAGGTACGACCTGATTTGGAAATGTACTATATGTAGTGGTAGCTTGCATATATATTAATTAATTTTTGATATTGCACCGGTATTATCATAAGTTCTAATACCAAGATTTATTTTGTTAATGTTTCTTTGTGGAACTGGTCTATATAAATTTTTATTACAAGCCATTATAGCAAGTCCAGAACTAATTGTTGCATCGTGCTTAGTCCTATTATTTATATTAAAAGTCGCCCAGTCTTCTAATGTTTTTTGATGATACATATCACCATAGTCGTTTTCTTTAGCACCTACAAAACTTTCTATATAACTTTCAACCGCTGCAGCATGTGCTTGTTTAATGTCTTCGCTTGAGTTAGGTATTCCGCCTATTTCTCTTTCTGTTACAGATAGTTTATTTATAAGTTTATCTGGTCGATTCATAGAAAAACCTCTATAACCTCTACGTTTTAAATAATACAGTAGTCTTGGTTTATTGTTTTCAGCAAGTATAGGCATGCCATAGAACACTAAAGCCATAAGAACATCTTCAAAAAATATTTCAGCTGTTTGAGGTCTAGCTATGTATTCTAAGAAGAAGTGATTATTAGGAGTGTCTTCCATTGAAAATTTAGTTAATCCATGTAATGATCCATTAGACCCTTTACCATCAACAGTACCGCTAATGTCGTAACTATCACAGCCAAAAGCTCCAACGTGCTCGTTACCAGGATATTTAATTCCATTTTTTATAATCACTCGATTTTGTAAATTTTTAGGTGGTACCCAACTTATTTTAAATCTACCTTCATTATTTGGATAAAACATAACGTTAGTATCTTTAACTCCATTTACCCAGTTAAAACTTCCTTGTGTTAAGTTTGCAGCATTATTTAAACTATCATTGTAGTCTATTTGCTCGTATATTTTAGTTAAATTAAATAAGCTTTGTTTTGCTTCATCTCTAAATGCGTGGGCTTCTGTTCTTGGGAATTGCCTATAGTATTCATTTAAACTGTCTTGATCGCTTTTGAGTCCATCAACTTCGTTTTCCCAATGTTCGATAACTCCTGTTTCAATTTCATGACCATCAATTCCTTTGACTTTATTTTTACCTCTAACGAAGACAGGTAGTCCATAAGTATCCATGAATCCTTCGTAGTTCCACTCCATAGGTATGAACAAGCTATAGAGCCCAGAAGATGTTTGTCCGTTTCTATTTCTTTTAGTAACGTCACTATTGTAGTAAAG